ACATAGTCATCGTCTGTCCATCTCACGTATGCCGTGCTGTCGGCCTTGTTGCCGATTATCTCAATTTTTCCGAGAGTCTTGTTGTTTGTTGATTCATTGTCGAACTCGTTGGTACGAACCTGAAAATCTATCGGATCGCCGAGGTCGTCCAGCAGATCGGGCGTGATCTTACGAATATCGCCGTCGAGGTGGGTCATTAGATAATCGACCCCTTCCAGTGTAGTGTGATGACTGGCGGCAAAGTAACCGTGATCCAACTTGGTCACTGACGTAGGGGTAGCACTGGCAGGAATTGACGACGACACGTTGTAAGTGAGTACCGTTGAACTCGTCTTGCTTGCGACAACGGTCCCCTCATACCCTGAATTTGATGCGTCAATCGTGAGCAGGAAATCCTGGTCATTCCCTGTGATCGGAGTAGTCATAGTCAGAGTTGCCACACCATTCGTCTGCGTCAATGTGGAAGGCGTGTAGATGGTGGCGTCAGTAGTCAATGACGACCATATTCCCCACATTTTCGACCCCTGATCAAACACCAATGTCGTGTTTTCAGAGATGACATTCAGGACATACAGTGGATGCCCTTCGATGATCAATCCAAACGAGCGAACCGTACTCAAGTCGGCAGTGTTCAAGAACCGATCTACATCAGGCGTCGATACTTTGGTCTGCGTCGTACCCTCCATCGAATGTACGCCGCGCCCCTGTTGTTTGGTCTGCGATACCCACAGAATCGAATCGTTCAGGTATGCAACAGACTCCCCCGATGCACACCCTATCAGTGTGAATCCGTTATCTACGCGAGAGAACGGAGAACCTTCAGGGTTCCCCGCATCGTAGAAGAACTCGGTACTCCACTCCTTGAATGCGACAAGGTAGTTCTGTGTCCTTCCGAGACACTTGCCGTCACCCGGCTGACTCTCAGCAGTAATGTAATCCAGCGCATTCCACGATGTTGGATCATTGATTGCCGAGTTGTAAATCACACCGTACACGTCCATCACGGCAAAATAACCGTCGATGCACACAATGCCCGGCACGGTGTTTCTGCCCGACGTTGCAGTGATCGTACCCGTTGCAGGAGTTGTCGGCGATCCGGCAACCTCGAACGAAAACGACGCGCCTGACAACACTACGGGATTGACTCGAATCGTCCCAGTCGCAGGCGTGACAGGCGATTCTTCCGAACCTCCTGTGACTGATACGTTGTACTGAATGCGACCCTGTGCGTCACTATACGCCACTATAGATTTGTTATATTCCGACTGATTACACCCTGATATTGTGATCCAGTGACCCATGAACGTGCGACCCTCGTCATACGACAATGTGGCGAGAGTGCCTGCCCGCGTGATACTGATACCACTTATCGCGGCAGATTGAACATTGACAGAGATTGCCGCTGACGACTCAACTACAGTTTGACAAGTGAACCCGCCAGTAACCGAACCCACTTGAAAAAATGTCGAAGTATGAAGTGATGTCACGACATAATTACCCACAACATCACCTGTCAAAGTTACCGTATCGCCTACCCTGACGTATTGTTTCAATTCATTAAGGGAAATTCTCGACGCGATTTTGAGCCTGTAATCAGAATGTGACTCAACAAACGCATTCGACAAATATATGGTTTCATCGCCACCCGAGAACGAAATAGATGGACTCCCTGTGGCCGGCGATACAGGTTGTTCTTCTGCCGCACTCGTCACACTCACCGTGAAGGTGAATTGTGTCGGACTGACGTAGGTAATCGTTTTCGTCCCGTTGTACTCGGACTGATACGCTCCTGCAATCGTTACAGACTGTCCATCGCTCAAACCATGCGGGGAACTCACGCACGTTGCCGTCGCGGTCGTTCCACTGCGGGCTATCGTGATAACCGTTCCGACTGTCACATCAGGCGAACTTGAGTCCGTAACCGCAGTGATCGTCTGACTTCCGTTGTACTCGGCCTGCCCTGCGCCGGAAATCGTCACTGTGCTGCCAACTTGGAAATTCACATCGAACGGCACGGATGCCGTCGCAGTCGTACCACTCCGGGTCAAACTGGTAATCGGGACAACGTAGTTGCCAGGGTAGTCGTTGTCCGTGATCTGAGTAAGCGTGTTCGCAGTGTCCAGCACCCACGATTGTTGCTGGTTCTTCAATACCAACTGCGAAGTCGCCGCCGTAGCGCCTGTCGATTCTGCACTGAACTGTAGGTCAGCAGTTAATGGCGAAATTGGTATAGTGACTACACCATCTGCCGTGTCGTAGGTCGTGGGAGGCGTGAAGTTACCTGTGTATTTGGCAACCCCGCTGTAGATTCGTATCCCGTCAATGTACCCGGCAAACTGTCCCGAACCATCATATCTTGCACCCACACAAAGACGCATTCCTGCGGGGTCGAATCCTATATCGCCCGCGTAAGTGAAATTTGCCGCAGACTGCACTACGCCATTGATATATGTTTTGAACGATGACCCGTTCCGCACAAACGCGAAGTGATAAAGAGTGTTGGCTAATATCACCCCATTGTTCGTACCGATATTGCTTTGCCATGCTGTGCGAGTAGCATTCGGGACTGCATGATAAAATGCCCCTCCCGTCGTGACATACAATACAAGGTGTCTAAAATTCAAATATCCTAATTCATTGTCTATCGCCAAAATCGTCGGAACTGACGCAAGACTGGACGCCTTAAAATATCCCTCCACCGTAAAATCGGCAGTTCCTAAATCAACATTCGTAGAATTCGATACGCCACGGACTTGCCCTACACCGTTCAGATATAAGGACGAACTCCCCATCGGTGACACATCCGTAGATATGACCGCAGTACCCGTAGCTTCGTATTCCACCGAACCCAACGTCGTCGTGCGAGAAATTGTCGTGCTGCCGTCTGCCCCCTCGAAGTCCAATCCGACCATTAAATAATCAATGTTCGGGTCGGACAATTCACCCGGCGCGTTATTGAAGATCACCAATGAGTCATTTGTGATCCCGACTAGACTCCCCGCAAAGGTGGTCAGTAATTGACCGTACCCGGTAACTCCCGAATCCCTGACCAACGCTGTACCGGGCCGCGTGCGAACAACGTCACCCTCTATCAGAGCATTCAGTGATTTGGCGTCCTTGTCGAAAGTGCCATCACGACTGATCAACGGGGAAACCAGTGGAATCCTCACGCTGTATTCCCCCCTGAGTAAATGTCCGACTGCCCACCACCGAGCAGCGGGAACAGTTCGGTGTATGCGATCATGGGACGCTGGTTCGCCCGCTTGATGTTCGCCAGTGAATCGGTCGCAATCTTCACCACCGCTTCAGGGGGCTGAAGTTGATATTCAGGCGCAATCTCAATGGCGAGGTTGTAGGCAAGCGCACGCTCGTACCCCTGCGGTAACGCCACGCTCGTACTGGTTGCAGCGAATGATGACACGACGGACCATGTGACAATGTGGAGTGATACCGCACGACTCGGCACAGGCCACACTAGCAACGTCCCTGTCGAGTAGCCCGGTTCGTAGTAGGCAATCGAAGGAATGTCGCTCGTAGTCGTCTTGTCAGGGATTGCGAACCACCGTGCCTGATCTACCAGTTCAACAGGGTAGTCGATACTGCCGTCCCGTACAAAGATGTTCTCGATCTTCGACGGACGCGGTGTGAGGTTGAAGTTGGCACTTGGACCGACTGTGTAACTGGCGTCGTTGGCGGTCAGCGTAAATGCTGTGTCGGCGTAGGTGTACACCATCAGTCGTTCAAGCTGCCACGACTCGATCATGTTGTTGAGGGCCACCAGTGCGTCTGCGGACTCCTGCGCGGTCGGCGATTCGCCGGATGCGATTGCGCCAAGCAATCGCAACGCGCGGTCAATCAGGGTTTGAGCAGTCGCCATTATCGGCATCCTCTACAACAACAGCTTTGGCCTCACTACGAGGTCTGCCACGCCTTTTCGGTTCGCGTGCCTCGATTGTAGCAGGTTCGTTTTGTTTGGCAACCGTCTTGGCAGCGATCATCATTTCC